CTACCAAAATTTAATACAATAGCATCTGCTGTTTTAGATATTACTGTGCCTGTTGCACTAAGGGCTGAACTATCACTAGAACTAACTACACCCGTTACCGTTTCACCTACTGTAAAACCCGACCCTTCTCCTGAACCTAGTGCTACATCATAATAATGATTATACCAGTGCAGATAGTTATTACCTGAAGAGGGTTTTCTGCAGCCTAGTACCCCTTGATTGATGTCACCATTAACGTTAAGTCCTAATACCTTACCTGTACCCGGCAATGTACCATAAGAGTTTTCAAAACCACTTATACGCCTATAACCACCCTCAAGGGATGGCTCCATGTTTACAAGACGTATAGCACTTCCTGAAAAGTTGTTAGACTGTGTAAGAGGGTCAACGTTAGTTACAAGACCACCAGCCATAACAGACACATATGTTTGTAATGCGTCAGACATACTTAAAATCCATCTGTAGTAATTCGACTCGTTGGTTTATTAATAGCTGTAGATACAACATTAACAGGGTAGTCAAGAATAAGTCTTCTCATCATATCAATACCCTGTTCAAACTTTTGACTATGCATTGCTGCACTTTGTTCGTTTGATCTAAATAACATCATGTACATCATAGCACCGTCAATAAGAACATGTTTAAATCTATCTGGTATAATTGATGTATCACTAGATGCAGTTAAGTCTGCAGGAAATTTAAAGTATCTATATTCAATTACATATGCTGCATCTGGGATGGGATGCACACCAAACTTTTCTTCTTGTGTCATATAAACATAATCAGGATCAGTGCGAGATGACTCACCACCTAAATCTTCTAACGGTTTATAATAAGTTATGTATTGATCAAATGTAATTAGTTTAAGTTTTTTAGGGGTGTTATTTTCAGAAGTCAATTGTCTGATATAAAAAGTATCCCAATCTGCTTTAGAGTAATCAGCAGCAAAATCATATGTTCCTGTACCTGCAGTTAATGTTTGTGTTGTTGTTGTCAATAAAAAAGGCCACTCTTGAGCCTCTTGCAACATTTGTCTAGTAGCAGAATTAATAGCATCTTTAGCAAGAGCCTGCACGTTTTTAACTGTAGTAAATTCAGACTCAGTAATCTGAACTTCATTCATTCTACGTAAGAGTTCATTAGTTAAATTTAAAAACGTGGTCATTGTTATAGCCTTTTAGCAGGAGTAAAATATAACCGTGCAGATAAAGTAGCACTAAAGGCATGACTTGAGGTGTGTCTATACACTAATACCTTGTCACCCTCATGTAAGAACAAAGGACCACCACCAATAAACTGAGTGTGTGAACTTCCAGTTATGGCCTCAGACAAAACAAATGTGTGATATGTGTCTGTGTCTGCATGATATATTTGGATACCTATGTTTGAGTTAGATGTTTGATCGTTAGATACTTGAAGAAATACAATCTCAGCCTCATGGCTAGAAGGACACGTAAATAATAGTGTAGCATTATTAGGACTACCACCTGTACTGGCAGAGTTACCAGTTACTGCAGCAAATTTGCTGTCTGTCCTAAAATTAATACCAGCCATTTACTTTTTCTTTTTACGATTGTCTACAATTTTTACAGGATTACAATAGTTCTTTTTTGTTACAACGCCACCATCGTATAGTCCCATAGCTGAAACAGTTCCCCTAGAAGACATCATGCCTTGAGGTGCACGGTTAGCAGACATACGATATTTGCTTTGTTCTTGTTCTGGTGTTGTTACTCCACCTAAAGCATATTTTTTAGTTTTAGCCATTTTAAAATCCCTGTGTGTCTAAGGGGCCACCCTAAAGCAGCCCCTTGGTAGTTATTTATTAAGCAAGTGTGTCACGGTCTACTTCATTAGCAGCCATGTCACCAATGTCTGTACAATCCATAAGAACTGCCCATACACGGAACTTACCTGATGAAACAGCACCACCTGAAAGGGTAGCAATTGTTACATCAATGTTGTCATCAGCAACAGCCATTACAGGCTGATAAGCTGCAGGGTTCTGTGCGACTACTGCTGCTGCAGATGTAGCATCAAAACCATCAACAAATACGTCAGCATCAACCATACCCAAATCTACTGTAAAAGTAGAACCATCGGTAGCAGTATCAACTTCAATACCTGCGTTAAGGACCATAGTACCTTTAGGTACAGCAATTACAGGAATGACATCAGAAGCTGCAAGAGCAGAACCTTTATCAGACAAAGCTGTAGCCCAGTTCAAAGTAGTTTGGACCATGTAAGGATTGCGACCACGTTGCGTATTGCCACGTGCGGAAGCAAGAGTATTATCACCAAGTGCCATGTTTCAATCCCTCCTTATGCCAAGTGATACTTAGCATTCACAAGAGCTTCTGGACGAAGAATCTTGCGGCCATATAGATGCATACCCCGAACAATGTCGGCAAATGAATCTGGGTCACGGTATGTTTCTGTTTTGTTGATTTGCTCTGCAGTTGCAACAGCAGAATCATGTCCAGCAACAATCATGCCATAGTTAGTTGAAGAGTTCGTTCCAGTAAAGGAAGGACCAGTACCAACAGCAGGAAGGTTGTTAGATGTATAAACAGTAAAGCCGTGAATCTTAGTTCCGATTTGACCATTCTGAAGACCAGAACCACCAAAGTCTGCGTTAAACAAACGTGAGTCCTCATCTTTCAGCAGTTCCATGAATACTGGATCAACAACAAGCCAACGACCTTGTGAGTCCACGTTTTGCTGGTCAAGAAGACGAGACATACGTGCAATCACAGTCAATGGGAATGTGTCACCAGCAGCAGGAGTTGAGTCAGTTGCACCACCAGTACGAGGCTGAAGTGCAAGTGCATCACCTGCTGAACCACCAAAGTCATTAGCATCAATTTTCATTGAAGACAACAACTCGTCTGATCCTGCAGTTGAAACGGCCTTAGAACCATTAACAGTAGTGTTAACAGTATCTGGTGTACCGTGTAGTGCTGATTGTTTAAAACCAGTAAGATAGCCAAGAACATCTTGGTCAAACTGATCTGACAAACGATACGCAGCACGATCACTTGCAAGGCTTTGGAAATTGACGTGGCTGTGAGCCTCTTCAATATCGTCTACCTTAAAAGCAAAATAGTTTGCTTTGTCAATGGTCAATGAAAAATCTTCATCGTCCAAATCTTGTGGTGTGATAGTTGTACCACGTGCGTAGGCTTTGACGGTGATCTCAGGTTCTTTGATGATTTTTACTGAGTCACCCATTTGTGCAATCTCTCCGAAATAGTCAGAGTTAGTAATTGCCTCGGCAACAGATGCTTTGCGGAATGCAAGTTGCACCTGTTTGCTGTAAATAACTGGCGAGAAATTACCGTTGGGTAGGTTTCCATGACCAGCCGCAGTCGAAAATGCCATTTTAATTCTCCTTTAGCATTGAGACACAGATGCAAACCTTCAAGTTACTTATACAGAGGCTAATTCTAGTAGGGTGCATAATCAGGAAAGTTGGCCTACCTTCCATCAAATGGGCCAAAAGACATTAGGTTGTCCGAAAGCTATTGTTGTTTGCTAGAGTAGTTAATGGTGCGGGTATTCCGTAAAGGGGCCACACCATTAAATTGTACATATAGTTATATCATAAATATATTATATGTCAATACCTTTTATCGGGCAGAACCCGACATATCGTAAATAAATTTACCTGTACGAATGGCTTCCATAATTGCATCGGCAGCTTTTTCGTATTGTTGAGGTGACATTTTGTTTACATCACTTTCTTTAAATACTGCTGTGTCATTGTCAGTATCAGGTTGACTTCTATTATTACGACTATTTACAGAACGTGCAGCATCTTTATTGCTTGCAGGTTTTTTTGTCTTAATGTTCATATCTGCTTTGTACAAGTCAATTGCTCTAGCAGCAGAACGAGCATCACTGTCATTCTCGTATAGTGCATCTTGTACCCACTTAGGCTGTTGATCTGCCCACTCATGGAAATCATCACTATCACGAATTTCACCAAAGTCAGGATGTGCTTTCATAAGCTCGACTTCAGCTTTTTCACGAGATGCAGTTGCTTTCATCTCATCAATTTCTTTTACACGATCTTCTAATCCAGCAGCTTGTTCACGTGCTTTTTTAATTGCAATAGTTTCTACAATAGCTGCTACATCTGGATACTGTGTAGCCCAAGCCTCAATATCTTCGTCAGACTTAGGTAGTTTAATTTCTTTACGTGTTACGTCTTTTAGTTGGCTTTCAAGTGTACTAAACTTTTCTTCCCAAGACTTTTCTTTTTCTTGCATATGGCGACGAAGATCACCATAACGTTTCTTAAAACTTTTTTCTTCCGCATTAGTGGGTTCAGCTTCTTGAGGCTCTTCCT